CCCGTAAAAGATATCAGTGGCATAAGCACTAGCAATACGATACTGCCGTGTTACACCAGCATAAGGGGTGCCGCTAATCATTTTAACCGGTTTTAGTCCGTAAGGACCACTTACCGTTGGATAAGCCATTGCTTATAACTCCCGAGCTAAATGATTAAGTTCCATTACCAAAAGTGACCTTCGACTGCCTATCATTAAAGAGTGGCATACGAGGATCGTTCTCTCGCATCAGGTTGTTATCAACTGAATTGATCTGCGCTTTACTCTGTTCACCAAAGTAATCGTTACGCTCTTCAACCAATTCTTTTGGAGCCTTACAAAGCATCAATCCCCCAATCACAACATTATCGGCAAACTTTTCTTGTTCGACGGTAACCATTGTAATCTCTGGGTGATCTACTGCCTTAACAGGCTCCCAACCTTCGCGTAATTTTGAGGAAACATTAGTGGCATCAATTTGACCTAGTGTAGCTACACGGACCCAATGAAATTCATAACCCGGCTCGGGAGTAGGTGACGGAAGCACCTCGGGGCGCTGCCAAGCCTTCTTACGGGTCGTTTTTTCTCTAGTCGTCTGCTCACGATTAATTCGATTATCAGCCATCTGTATCTTTCCTCATTTCTATTGCAACCTGTTTGGCGTAATTTTCAAGAGGAACTCCTAAACGTTTCGCTAGATTCACTTGTGTTTTTGTTAGTGTAACCTTTTTAGGGGAAACACTCCGCGTAGCGGGCGCAACAACATTAGCTTTACGTTTTGGCGTTTCTACTTCTTCGGTGCCCCCAAGTTCCTCGGGGAACATTTTCTGCATACGAGCGTTAATAGTCTCGTAGTATCCATCACTTTGCGGGTCTACACCCGTTTTAACAAGTTTATTATGCAGCCCCAATACATAGCTTGTCATCTCATCGTCTGATCCAAACCACGGATTGGCTTCTGCCCATTCGTTAGCTTTCAGATCAGCCTGTATCGGAGCCGGTTGTTCCGTATTACTTTGTTCTACAGAAACTTCTTTTTCCTGTAAAGGGGGTACTTTTATACTTTCTAATTTGTCTGCTCTTATCTTAGCGGTAGTTAATTCCTCTTGGGCTTCTATAACCGCTTCTGAATCACCTGCTTCATACGCGTCTTTATATTTACGTTTGGCTGATTCTAGTTCAGAGGACATAGCACGTTTTGCTTGGTCTAAAAGTACACTCTGGTTTTTGTTTACCGCTCCTTTGAGATTACTATTCTCCGAGAGTAGTTGTTGAGTGTACCGCTCAAGTTCCTCACGCTCGCGTAGTGCTTCTTCTTTTGCACGCCGCTCGTCATGGTAGCCCTTACTAAAATGCTTTATACGTTTGCGAACTTTATCAGAATAATCTTCAAGTTCCTCATCGGTAACATTTTCAGGTGGCTCAGAAGCCTTACGGCCTTGGTCAGCTTCTGGAGTATCATCAACAACTTCGACTTCAACTTCAGCTTCTACTTCTCGTTTAGTTTCTTCCTCGGGTTCTACGTCATCAGAAGAACCTACAGTACGAGCACTAGAAGATTCTATTTCGATTTCAGTAGTTTCTCCCTCTTCAGATTCAGGGAACTCAAACTCTACTTTTTCAAAAGGCATACCTATCTCCTACACATTGCAGACACCACGAGGGTCAGGAATAACTGCCTCGATGGAATCGTCATTCATAAGGCGAAACTCTTTGCCATTAACTTTAAATCGTGTCCCTGTATTCATACGGAACATGACGTAATCGCCAACTTTACACCCAGGCCCTTTAGAGAACCGTTCTTTATCTGAATACGCATCGGCCCCCATATCTATAACGACTCCCATAATAGACAGGATGTACTCTTTGTGCTTTTCAGAGTCTGTTTTGATAAGAGAGCTACCTTGATAGTGGTCGTCGATGTCTGGTAACGCTACTAGCAGCCTATACCCAGCGGGTATAGGAAGTTGTGCTTCTAACTCATCGTCGCTAGCAATAGCTTGTACTGCTGATCTAGTCATCATTATCTTCCAAATAATTACGCGAGAGGTCTTCTATATTTAACAATGCGGATTCGAGACCCCGAATTAACCCGCACACTTCCTTGTATTGGGCGTAATCCTTAGATCCACCCCCAGCAAGAAATTCTATTGCAGAGACTTTATCTGTCTCGATACGTTCTTTAAGCACGTCAAAGACGGTCTTCGCCATAACCTACTAAACCTCCAATATTAAAGGATGCCTTTTTCTCTCAGCACGAACGCAATCGCAGCAGCGCCAACCGCCACCATAATCACGATAGGCTGGTCGATCAGGACACCGATGCCTACTCCGCCAACGGCACAAGCCGCATACGAGGAAGGTTCTTTCATACGATCTTCAATCCATTTTAACATTTGTTTATCCTTCAGGGTTATTGGCCTTTATTCTGGCCGGTAACTACCTTGAAAATTTCAAGGTCTAGGTTATCAGATTGTCGTTTTGTATCCGCGTCAATCTTTAGTTTATTGCTCTTCGCATCTAAAACTACCCTAGCCTGCTCATTCTCCACTCTTTGAGCAGATATAGCCGCATCGGCTTGATCTTTCTGGGATTTACGTTGTGCTTCTGCTTGTTGTAAGGCTGAATCAGCCTGATCTTTCTGACCTTTACGCTGTACTTCTGACTGTTTAACAGCAAGTTCTTCTCGCTGTAGTTGAAGGACAGGATCTTGCGCTTGCTCTTGTGCTTGCTTCTGTGCGGCTTCCTGCTGATGAGCCTGTGTAAGTTGTTTGCCAGCATCAGCAACGACCCGTGCGAGTTGGATCTCCACTTCTTCAGATAATTCCGCACCGGGCGCTGGAAGCGGTGCGCCAAGTTTCTCTTCTATTTGCTTACGGTAATTAAACCCTAGATGCTCGGCTATATGGGCCTGTAGAGCCGCCATAATCTGCTGTGCTTGCGGGTTCTGCCCAATTAACTGGGCAACCATAGGATCTTGCATAAACGCCATGTGTGTAGCTATGTGGGCTTCATGATCTTGATAGATAAATGCCTTCATAGGTTTCACAGACAACGCGGCCATGTTCTCACTTACAGGATCAGCAGGTTTTGCATCATCGTCTGTAGGAACAAGTTTGTCTGCATTCTTGACCCCAAGAACCTCAATCATCTGTCTATGTAATTGGGGTAGATCGTAGATCTGTGGTGCAGACTGAGACATCTGTAAAACAGCCTGATACTGCACAACTCGTTGTGCCATCGTAGAGCTCTTTGGGTCACTAACAGGGATCACGTCTACCAACGTATAGTCAGCTTGCCTAGCACTAACTTCACCACGAAGGGGCTGGTAGGCGTACTCAGCAGGGGCGTATTCAGCCATGATAGCTTTGAGGAGCTTAAACTCCTGCTTCATAGCGTAATGGACGCGGGCCTGTACTGCAGCCATCGGCTTGAGGGTACGTTCGAGTAATGCTAGCGTGGTACCTACAGGGGCATTAGCGGACATATCAGAGATGTTCATATCGCTGATAGCGCCAAGCCTACGGCCCTCGTTGGTAATCTTGTCTAGTAACTGGAGGAGCGTATTAGACGGCTCCTTGTAGGGCAGGAAGCTGATGTTGTCCCGTATAGACCCACTAGGCACATCTACATCACGGAACTCACCCGGTTCAATAGGAGTATCATCTCCCTTGATACGCATACCACGAGATTTTAGACCACCCGGCAAGTTAGATAGTGTACCTGCGTCTACAAGCTGGCGGACAATAGAAGTACCCGCCCGTGCGTAACCACCAATAATATGGATAAGCCCTAGCCCGTAGAACCCAAAGCCCGGTACATATACATAGTGTACAAAATGCTGGCGTTTTAACATGAGAGGGTCTTCTGGCTCCCAGTTACGTCGGATAGCCAGTACTTCAGAAGTACCCCGCTCAATCGTTACTATGTAGGGTTTGGCAATATCGTCATCCGAATCATCGTAACCCTCGATCACAATATCTGCATGTACTTCGTATATTGCGTATCGATCATCGTCTGTTATAGAATACCCGCCCTCTTCGGCTTTACGCTCCTCTATGTCGGTATGGAACGGTTGCGGGTCGTCTAAATCTACTTCGCGGTAGAAACCATTAGCTTGAAGTTTTTTAAGGTCATTCTTGGTCTTACGCATGATATGCGTAACACGTTCAGCACTTTCAATATGAGATGCACCATAAGGAACAATAACGTCTTCAGCAGGGATATAGACAGCCATCTGCCGTCCCATGTTCGGGTCGTAGTAGACTTTCTTAAACGCTGACCCGGCAAGACCAAGGCTATACAACATACGCTCATGTTCTGGGCGATACTCAACCATTCGCTCAGTGAGTTCATAGTTCATATCCGCCTTCACGCGGGCAGCAGCTTCGTCTTTCTCTTTAGTCTCTTTCCCAAGTACTTTAGTCTTGACCGGCCCTGCTGCGGGGAAAGTCTCACTCATAGTCTCCGCTTGGAACCGGATAGCCGCTTCGGCAAGCACGGTGGAGAATACACCACATGCGCCGTCCCACGGGTCAGTACGTTCTTCGTATTTAAATCCTAGTACATCTAGCCCTTTAACAAACGTATCCGCCCACTCTTTACGGCTATCAACGTCGGCATCGACCATACCAATAATTTCGTCTGCTAACTTGTTAAGCTCACCTTCGTCCATTGACTCGGCAATATTAGCGTCGAAATCGTCATCGTCGTCCCCTCCTTCTTCGCCGGGGATTATGGTAATTTCCACGCTGCCATCGTCCAGAGTAACCATATCCGGGTTGACAATTTCAATCTCAAGTCCTTCGCCCATGCCTTCTTCGATATCTTCATCGAGACCCATAGGGGCGGCGTACATTCCTTTTTCAATAGCCATCATCTATCCCTTGTTTACTCTTGTAGCGCCATAATTTAAAATCCTAAATATCAAGAGCGCTCAACTCGAATTGCCGCTCAAACAAATCTTTTAACTCCTGCGGCGAAAACGCTTCACGTGGTATATTCACTTCTACTTCAGGAGCGTTTTCTGAACCTTCGGGCAATCGTTGCGCCGCGTAATGCCTTAACTCTGAATAACCAAGCGTTTGTATAGCATTTTGGATTCTGTCTGAAACTGATATATCCGGGTCATAGTATTCACTAAAATCATATTTGTCCTTTACCACGATATCACCCTCCTCATTCATTTCGTAAGGAAATTGACCTAATGTATGTTTGGCGTTTCCTATAGGGGTCAGCAAATTACCTATACCAAAAGTACTTGCATCTGGGCCGCCTGTGACACCAGATTTATCATATGTGCCATAATCTACACGTCCGGGGGTAGGTTTTATTCTTAGGGTTTTATACCTGTCTTGGTTCTTCTCTCCTGTAGTAGCAAAACTTTGTCTTGCCGCTTCCTTATTAAGACCAGTCTTCATCACGTCTCGTTTTAAAGGATCGCCCTTCGAGGATACATCTACCCCTTTTTTTGACAACAAAATAACCTGTTTTATTGCTTCTAACTCTGGTCCTGTAAAATCTTTCTCTGTTATAGGGGTTTTTTCCCCTAAAAGAACAGCCTGTATATACTTACGCGCCATGGTAGGGAGAAGGGATAGTAGATTTTCTTTTATACTTGCCATCATCTATCCCTTAATAATACCCGCCACTACGTTGTTTAAAGTACCGCATTTCCTCTGGTTCATCAGAAGGTAATCGTATAAACCCACCTTGCCTAAACCTCATAAGAGCCATTACAGTCGAGTCAACCAGATCATCATGGCTCATAAACGGGAACCCTGCAATTTCTTCCACAAGTGCTTCTGCCCAACGGGTAGACGGTACCCATACTAACTCCGAAGCTACAATATCAGCAACAGAGTTCAAACGCGCAAGTTTATCCCCCGACCCTCTATGCGGAGTGTACTCCTGTACTGGGAGGCCCATCCTACGCATCTCTTGATACAAGGCTGTACCGGAACTCTTTTTCTCAACTATAAAAGAATCTGGTTCCCACGCTTCATATTCTTCCAACGCCATAGTTTTCAGTTCAGGAAACTCCATACGTTTCTTGATACTATTTAACAGTATTATATTATGTGCGCCAGTCTCTTCATTTAAGAAGACCCCCCACGTAGTAAGCGCCGTGAAATCGGCACGGTTGTGTGACTCTGCTGCAGCATCGAGAGACATAATAATATACTCACACACCGGAGCCTCTTTATCCCCCCACTGCTGCCACCAATCCCGCTTAACAATAGACGCTTCTTCTGCCGTGGGTTCCTGTTGATACTGCGCGTTCCACTGAAACGCGGGCATAGACGCTTTAGTACGTAGTAGCGCGTCCAGATCAAAGAACTCCGGCCATAAA